TATGCTGACTCTCTCAAGAGCCGGGCAGGCAGCAGGGCTGACGTTTAACCAGGCGAGAGAGTCACTGGCAGCCCTGGTGAATGCCGGTGTGCGTGGTGGTGAACAGTTTGATGCCATCAACCAGAGTGTCGCGCGTTTTGCGTCTGCATCCGGTGTGGAGGTGGATAAAGTCGCTGAAGCCTTCGGGAAGCTGACCACTGACCCGACGTCGGGACTGATGGCGATGGCGCGCCAGTTCCGTAACGTGACGGCAGAGCAGATTGCGTATGTTGCACAGCTGCAGCGTTCCGGAGACGAGGCCGGGGCATTGCAGGCGGCGAACGATATCGCCACGAAAGGCTTTGATGAGCAGACCCGTCGCCTGAAAGAAAACATGGGAACACTGGAGACCTGGGCGGATAAAACAGGGAAGGCATTCAAATCGATGTGGGATGCCATTCTGGATATCGGTCGTCCGGAATCCTCAGCGGATATGCTCGCCAGTGCGCAGAAGGCATTTGATGAGGCGGATAAAAAATGGCAGTGGTACCAGAGTCGGAGCCAGCGCCGCGGTAAAACCTCCTCTTTCCGGGCCAACCTTCAGGGCGCATGGAATGACCGGGAAAATGCCCGTCTGGGGCTGGCAGCGGCCACGCTGCAGTCGGATATGGAAAAAGCCGGTGAACTGGCCGCCAGGGACCGGGCCGAACGGGACGCATCACAGCTGAAGTATACCGGAGAGGCGCAGAAGGCGTATGAGCGTCTGCTGACGCCGCTGGAGAAATATACCGCCCGTCAGGAAGAACTGAATAAGGCCCTGAAAGACGGGAAAATCCTGCAGGCGGATTACAACACGCTGATGGCGGCGGCGAAAAAGGATTATGAATCGACGCTGAAAAAGCCGAAGTCGTCAGGAGTCAAAGTGTCAGCCGGTGAGCGTCAGGAAGACCAGGCGCATGCTGCCCTGCTGGCGCTTGAAACCGAGCTCCGGACGCTGGAAAAACACAGCGGTGCGAATGGGAAAATCAGCCAGCAGCGTCGCGATTTATGGAAAGCGGAAAATCAGTATGCGGTCCTGAAAGAGGCAGCCACGAAACGGCAGTTATCTGAGCAGGAAAAATCCCTGCTGACCCATGAGAAAGAGACGCTGGAGTACAAACGCCAGCTGGCTGAGCTGGGAGACAAAGTTGAACACCAGAAACGGCTGAATGAGCTGGCACAGCAGGCTGCGCGGTTTGAGCAGCAGCAGGGCGCGAAGCAGGCGGCAATCAGTGCCCAGGCGCGGGGCCTCACCGACCGTCAGGTGCAGCGGGAGTCGGAAGAGCAGCGCCTTCGTGACGTGTACGGTGATAATCCGGATGCGCTGGCGAAGGCCACATCTGCACTGAAGAACACCTGGTCTGCGGAGGAGCAGCTTCGTGGAAGCTGGATGGCCGGTCTGAAGTCCGGCTGGGGCGAGTGGGCAGAAAGTGCGACGGACAGTTTTTCGCAGGTTAAAAGCGTGGCCACGCAGACCTTTGACGGTATTGCACAGAATATGGCAGCGATGCTGACCGGCAGCGAACAGAGCTGGCGTGGTTTCACCCGTTCTGTGCTCTCCATGCTGACAGAGATTTTTCTGAAGCAGGCCATGGTGGGGATTGTCGGGAGTATTGGCAGCGCCATGGGTGGTGCTTTCGGTGGTGGGGCGTCTGCCTCCACGGGGACGGCCATTCAGGCTGCGGCGGCGAACTTCCATTTCGCGACCGGAGGATTTACGGGAACCGGTGGCAAATACGAACCTGCCGGTATTGTCCACCGCGGGGAGTTTGTCTTCACGAAGGAGGCAACCAGCCGGATTGGCGTCGGCAACCTGTATCGTCTGATGCGCGGGTATGCGGAAGGTGGTTATGTGGGCGGTGCCGGAAGTCCGGCGCAGATGCGGCGGGCGGAAGGCATTAGTTTTAATCAGAACAATCACGTGGTGATTCAGAACGACGGCACCAACGGACAGGCGGGGCCGCAGCTGATGAAGGCGGTGTATGACATGGCCCGCAAGGGGGCGCAGGATGAGATTCAGGCGCAGATGCGTGATGGCGGCGTCTTTTCCGGAGGCAGGCGATGAAAACATTTCGCTGGAAAGTGAAGCCGGATATGGAGGTGAACTCGCAGCCATCGGTGCGTGAAGTGCGTTTTGGTGACGGGTATTCGCAGCGTATGGCGGCGGGGCTGAATGCTGACCTGAAAACATACCGTGTGACGCTTTCCGTGACCCGGGAGAAGGCCCGACATCTGGAGGCATTCCTGGCAGAGCACGGTGGCTGGAAGGCGTTTCTGTGGACACCGCCTTATGCCTGGCGGCAGATAAAGGTGACCTGTGCCGCCTGGTCATCACGGGTTCGCATGCTGCGGGTTGAATTCAGCGCGGAGTTTAAGCAGGTGGTGAACTGATGCAGGATATTCACGAAGAAAGTCTGAACGAGTCGGTTAAATCAGAGCAGTCACCGCGGGTGGTACTCTGGGAAATCGACCTGACGGTACAGGGTGGTGAGCGGTATTTTTTCTGTAATGAGCTGAATGAAAAAGGGGAGCCGGTCACCTGGCAGGGGCGTAAGTATGAGGCATACCCGATTGACGGCAGCGGCTTTGAGATGAACGGCCGGGGCAGCAGTGCCCGCCCGTCGCTGACGGTGTCCAATCTGTTTGGCCTTGTCACCGGGATGGCGGAGGACCTGCAGAGTCTGGTGGGGGCCACGGTGGTCCGCCGCCGGGTGTATGCCCGTTTTCTGGATGCGGTGAATTTCGTTGCGGGCAATCCGGAGGCGGACCCGGAGCAGGAGCTGAGTGACCGCTGGGTGGTGGAGCAGATGTCGCAGCTGACAGCCATGACGGCCTCGTTTGTGCTGGCTACACCGACCGAGACGGATGGGGCGCTGTTTCCCGGTCGCATCATGCTGGCGAACACCTGTATGTGGGATTACCGGGGAGATGAATGCGGGTATAACGGTCCTGCGGTGGCGGATGAGTTCGACAACCCCACCACGGATATCCGTAAGGACAGATGCAGCAAGTGCATGCGCGGGTGTGAACTGCGCAGGAATGTCGGCAATTTTGGCGGTTTCCTTTCCATTAATAAACTTTCGCAGTAAATCCCGGTTTATGACACAGACTGAATCAGCGATTCTGGCGCATGCCCGGCGGTGTGCGCCTGCGGAGTCGTGCGGCTTCGTG